GAAAGAGACATTCCTCCAACAGATCGTTTCTGTGTATTACCACCTGCTGAGTATTACAAATTAGCTGAAACAGCTACAAGAACTATCGACACCGATTTCAACCCACAAGGTAACGGTTCATTTGCATCAGGTCGTGTACAAATGATTGCAGGTATTCCTGTAATGATGAGTAATAACGTACCTCAATCAAACGTAGGATCAAATCCAAGTGGAGCTAACAACACTTACTCAGGTGATGATAGTAAAACTCTAGGACTTGTATTCCATAAATCAGCAGTAGGTACAGTTAAATTACAAGATATGACAACTGAGATCTCTGGCTCTGATTATGGAATTATGTATCAAGGAACATTACTTGTTGCCAAGTATGCTCTTGGGCATGGAATCTTAAGACCAGAAGCAGCAGCAACTATTAAATTATCTGCTTCCTAAATTACTAAAATGGGGTATCTTATTATTAGATACCCTTTTTTTTATGCCTAAAGGTGTTGGTTACGGTAGTTCTAAACCTACAACAAAGTCAAAGAAGAAAAAAACTACTAAAAAAAAGAAAACTACTAAAAAGATGTAATTATGGCTAGAAAAAAACTAGGATTATACGCTAACATTCACGCAAAGAGAAAGCGTATCAAAGCTGGCTCTGGTGAAAAAATGAGAAAAAAAGGTGCTAAAGGTGCTCCAACAGATGCAAACTTTAGACGAGCAGCAAAAACAGCTAAGAAAAGATGACAACAGCAGCTACAACTGAATTAGAAGCCATCAACATTATGTTGGCTGCGATAGGAGAAGCACCAGTTAATTCGCTTCTTGGTACTTTGCCAGTAGATGTAAAGATGGCACAGAAGTTATTAAATGAACAAAACAAAGCTGTACAAAGTGAAGGCTGGTCATTTAACAGAGAATATAATGTTGTTTTGACAAGAGATAATAATAATAAAATTAACTTAGCAGCTAATATTTTAAGAGTAGATGTAAATGTAAACGATCATCCAACTGTTGATGCAATACAAAGAGGATTAAAGTTATATGACAGAGCAAAACATCAAGATACGTTTGATGAAGATTTAAAATGTGAAGTAGTATTTTTTCTAGGGTTTGATGAAATACCAGAAGATGCAAGAAGATATATAAATATAAAAGCAGCAAGAATATTTGTAGATAGATCAGTTACAGATGATAGTTTGCGTACATATACAAAAGAAGATGAAATAAGAGCTAGAAGTGTATTGCTTGATGCTGATACAAGTAATGCAGATCATAATATGTTGATAGGAGATCCAGCATTAACAGGTAGGTTTAGTACATTTACACCGTCAAAAGCATTAATTAGATAACTATGGGTGTTGTATCAAGAGCTATACCTACTTTATTAAGAGGTATATCGCAGTCTGCTGATGCTACAAAACAAGCAGATCACGCTGATATACAAGACAATGCAAATAGTAATCCAGTACAAGGTTTAACTAAAAGATCAGGTACACAATTTTTAGCAAATATAAGTAATTCAACAGTAGGTAATGTACATATACAAACTATTAATAGAGATTTAGCAGAAAGATATGTAGCAGTATTTAGTAATGGCAATGTAAAAGTTTATGAGTTAGATGGTACAGAGCTTACGGTAAATAAACCTGATGGTACAAACTATTTAAATACATCTAATCCTAGAGATCAAATAAAAACAGTTACTATTGCTGACTTCACGTTTGTAGTTAATACAAGTATTACTACAGCTATGGATAGTGCCTTATCTGCTGGCAATATTACACAAGCTATTGTTTTTATTAATCAGGTATCAGATAAAACCACATACACAGTTACGGTAGATGGCACAACAGCTACAAAAGATACTTCTAGTGATGATCCATTAAGCACAACTGCTGTAGCTACTGCATTAAAAAATGGTTTAAATTCTGGTTTATCAGGTTTTACCATTGCACAAAATGGTGCGGTATTACATATAAAGAAAAATGATGGAAGTAATTTTTCTATAGATGGTAACGATACACAAGGTAATACACATATAACAATAGTAAAAGATAGTGTACAAAGATTTACTGACTTACCAACAGTTTCACCTAATGGATATGTAGTAGAAATAAAAGGTGATGAATCAACAAATTTTGATAATTATTACGTTAAGTTTGTAACTAATAATGGTGGTGCATTAGAAGAAGGTCAATGGGAAGAAACATTAGAATCAGGAATACAATTTAAATTTAACTATGACACTATGCCCCATGTCTTGATAAGACAGGCAGATGGTAATTTTAGATTTGCAAGAGTAGATGGTGATACATATACGATAAGTGGTACTGATTTTACATTGCCAAAATGGGGAGAAAGGACTGTAGGTGATGTAGAGTCAGCACCTAATCCCTCTTTTATAGGTACAAAAATAAACAATGTATTTTTCTTTAGAAATAGGTTAGGATTTTTAGCTGATGACAACGTAGTGTTATCAAGAGTTTCAGAGTTTTTTAACTTTTTTCCAGAAACAGTTTTAACTGTTATAGATTCAGACCCTATAGATGTTGCAGCATCACATACAAAAGTAGCGATATTAAAAAGTGCAGTAACTATGGGAGAACAATTAATTTTGTTTTCAGATCAAACGCAATTTGTTATGGCTAGTTCTTCTGATACTTTTACACCTAAGACAGCAAACGTAATTGTTGCAACTGAATTTGAAAGTAGTGATTCTGCACAGCCTGTAGGTAGTGGTAGTTCTATTTACTATTTAACAGATAAAGGTGATTTTGCTGGTGTAAGAGAATATATAACACAAGAAAATGTAGCTATAAAAGATGCTGCAAATATTACTATTCATGTACCAAGATTAATACCAAAAAACATATTTAAGTTTGCTGTATCTACTAATGAAGATGTCTTGATATTACTAGGTTCTGACGAACCTAATAAATTATATGTAAATAGATGGTTGGAAGGAGAAAGAGGTAAGATATTAAATTCTTGGTCAACATACACATTCAATGCAAATAGAACTATAAGAAATATAGATTTTATAGGTAATGAATTATTTATGGTTATAGAAGAAGCAAACGGTACTTCTTTAGAAAAAATGCCTTTTGCAGCAGATTTTGTAGAAACTAATGCTACGTTTGAATTTCATTTAGATCATAAAGTAACAGAAGCAACTACAGGTGTATCTGTAAGTTATAACGCTAGTACTGACGTTACAACATTTACTGTGCCTTATAGATTACGAAAGAAGATGACAGTTGTAGGTAGGTACTTAGCTAGTGGTGAGACAAGTACATTTGTAGATACACAAGGTATTACAAAAGAATTAAAAGCAGGGCAGGTATTACTTACAAATAATTCTGTAGATGGATCTACAAATACTATTACTATCAATGGTGATTTTAGAAATAGTAAATTTATTATTGGCGAACCATATGAAATGCACTATAGATTTAGCAAACAAAGATTAACAGAATCCGCAGGTGGACAAGCTTCTGGTGAAATTATCAGTGGTAGATTACAACTGCATCATTTTTATATAAAGTTTGAAGATACTGGTTTTTTTAAAGTACAAGTAACACCAGAAAATAGAGATACAAGTGAACATGAATTTACAGGTAAGTTTTTAGGTGCTGCTAGTGCAGCTATAGGACAGATTAATTTAGAGTCTGGTACGTTTAGATTTCCTATAATGACACGTGCTGACAAGGTAGATATAGATGTTAAAAATGATACTTTTTTGCCTACGCAATTATCTAGTGCAGAATATGAAGCTATGTTTTATATGCGTAGTAGGAGAATTTAGTTGGGATATTTACGCAAATCCAACAGTAAAGATCTCCGTCATGTCATGGCAAACATGAGAATTATGGACAAGATAGAAGCTTATTACCAATGCGGATGTGAACCAGAAGATGCTTTAGCACTAACATATATAAATAGTGAAATTACAATGACAGCAGCAGGTGACGAAGATCAACCTATGGGTTTATGCGGTGTAATGGCTAATGGTTGTATATGGTTTGTAGCAACAGAAGAATTGTTTGCATCAAAAAAATATAAGATACAACTTGTAAGAAAAGGTAAGGAGTGGGTTAATAGTCTTTTACAAACATATGATTACCTTTATAATTATGTATATGCAGAAAATGAAACTGCTATTAAATGGTTGCGTTCAATGGATTTTAACTTTATAAATTTGCATAAAAAGTATGGTTTACATGAAAAACCATTTTATGAATTTATGAGGATCGTGTAATGTGTTTAGGTGCTGGATTATTAGCAGGGGCGGGAGCAGGTGCAGGTGCAGCAGCAGGTGCAGGTTTAGGATTTGGTGCAGCAGCTAGTGCTGGTAGTGCTTTAGGATTTGGTGCAAGTGCAGCAGCTTTAGCAGCACCAGCAATATCATTTGCAGCACCAGCAGCATTAAGTTTTGGTGCAGCAGCAGCGTTACCATCACTAGGACTTTCTACTATTGCACCTTTAGCAATTAGTCCATTTTCAGCACCTTTAACTGGTGCTACAGGTTTATTTGGATTAGGTTCTGCTACAAAACCATTTTTGTTAGGTCAGGCATTAAATCTTGGTACAAATATTTTTAGTACATTGCAACAAAGAAGTGCAATATTTCAACAGGTAAGAGGTATATACGATAGCTCTTTACGTCTTATTGCAAATGCAGAACAAGCAAAAATAGATCAACAAAATGCTATAAATGATTTATTGAAAGCAAAACAAAAATCTGATAAACAAAAAATAATGACTGCAAAAATTAGATCCGATCAAGCAAGAGGTGCACTAATTGCAACAGAAAGATCAGGTAATACAATGCAATTACTATTACAAGATGAAGAAAACAAAGCTGCAAATATTGTGGAATCTATAAAACAAACAATGGAAACAAGAATATCACAAGCTATAAGAGATAAAAATGTAGCAGATAATCGAAGAGATACAGTTACAAATCAAGCTATAGATCAAATAAATAAAGCTACAAATGCTGCTAATCAAGCACCAACACTATTCGGTGCTATAACAAAATCATTAGGTAGTGGTTTAACTAGCTACGCCACATTAACAGCATGACACAAACACCATATACAGGTACAGAATTTGCAGTAGAAGGTCGTATTCCGTCTTTTAATGAATTATTAGTAAGACCAACAACAGAAGTAGTACAACAAAAATCTTCATTAGATACTATTGCACAAACATTAAGTGATTTAAACCCTGCATTAAATGCAATGTTTAAAAACCAAATAAACCAACGTATAAAAGAAGAAAAACAGAAAGGTTTTAATTTAGCAGTAAGACAAAATAGAAGAGAGGGTGGTTTTAAAACAGTAGTAGATGAATTAAGAAGAAATCAAGATGATGGTGCTACTAATAGATTTATTGCAGGTAGTATTTTTGCACAAGATGCTTTTAATGAAACAAGAGCTAGTTTATTAGCAGCTAGAGCACCTAGAGAAATAGAAGCTTTATACAATACAACAACAATAGAATCACCTGTTATAGATCAATCAGGTTTTCCTGTATTAGATGGTAATGGTGATCCTGTTACTGAAAATAGACCTTTGTATGAATTTCCTGTATCTTCAGAACAATATAGAAATTTTGCAGAACAAGTACAGGCAATAGGTGATGCTGAGTCTGCTTTTTTAGAACCAGAAGATAAATTAAAATATTTACAAGCCAAAGAATTAGCTTTTCAAAAATTAGAACAAAAACACGTTAAACGGAATAATGATTTTAAATTTCAAAATTTAACAGCACAAAATAATTCAGTATTATTAGAGTCTTATATACAATCTAAAGATTCAGATTTATCAACACCAAATATAGATTTATTTGAAAATGAAGAATTGCAAAAAGAAGCAGAGTTAAAAAGTTTAGAAATTATAAATGGTAAAATTACTAGAGATTTTCAATTAGGTTTAACGTCAGATAAAAGTAAAAAATACTATGAAAATCTTATACAAAATATAGAAAGTGTTTCGTATCAAATTTTTGAACGATTTGGTGAAGATGAAGCTAGAGATTTTTTACGTTGGGCTGAAAACATTAAATATGGTAATGGTAAAAATACATTATTACAGCATAAAGATTTTAAGACAAAAGTATTTAAGATTAAATCTGCTATAGGTAAAGAAGTAGATCGTATAAATGAAAATAAAGATAAAAGAGAAGAAGAAAAAGCAGAAAAAGAATTTCAAGCTGGTATTGATAAATTACTTGAAAAAACAGATACAGGTAGGATTTTATGGTTATCACCAGAAGGTCAACAATTACATCAACAAATGATTAGAAGTTTTCCTAGATATAAAGAAATGATAGATGATTATGTTGATTTATATAATGGTGATCGTAAAAAAGCAATATTGCAATTTAGAGTTGATATGAATAGTGGTATATATGATGACCAGCCAGATAAAGCAGTTGATCGTTTAAATCAGTTAATAAATGATTTAGGTGGTTATTCAAGGGTTACAGATAGTGAAAGTAAGATGATTAATACTGCTATTGCTGATTTAAGAGCAGTACCAGATAACCAACTTAACGG